TGAATAATGATTGTTTGGCATAATACCGTAAACCAATTTAAATTTATCATTCCATTTATTAGCTTCAAAGGATTTTTTAATTTCATCCGGAAGAAGCAAAATCTTTTCTTTATCAAGCTTGTCATTAGTATAACAAAATTCTTCAATTATTTGGTTTAGTCGCCAATTGTAAACCGTATATACAACATCAATTTTGTTGTTTACTCCCTCATCAATACAGCAATTATAAACGCCGTACATTTTGAAGTTTAAACAACATTCGGATTGCCCCTTTTCGAATTCTTTCGACTTAAAAGTACCTATCCCTGAAGTACCAAAGCTGAACTGGTCATAGGCATAAGATTTTAGAATTGTTGAAAATCCTGCGTCTGTTGCATTTATCTGTTCTAAGGTTTTTATACTTGCATTTTTGTAAAATTCGGAAAAATCTCTCCCTTGTCCGATTTTTTTAATATAGTCCGAAGGTTTAAGACTGATTGCATTGTTACCCCACAAGATACCCGCAAGATAATCGCCCGCCTGCCATACGGAAGTGAGCGCGGTGGATGAATTAATATAAACATCTTTTTGTTGATTTGGTTGTCTGTAATCACCAAAATCGGTGTTTATTTCGTTTGTTATCGCAACATAATTTTCGATATCTTTCCAACGTGCAACATATTTTGCACGTTCGTTTTTAAGCTCACTAAATCTGTCAATAACCAACTTGCTTTCTTTATCGTCTATGTCAATTTCTGTATACATTTAAATCGCCTTTGTACCAAATCCGAATGTCTTTATCCTGTAATACTGAGGGCTGAAATCCTAATAAGGAAAGCCATTTTTCAATTGTTTTGTTTCCTTTGTGGCAACTGTCCAATATCAACTTGTATTTCTTTTCCCAAATTTTAATTTGCCTTTTGGCGCCCTTAAGGAGTTTTATTTTATTTCCCAAGTGTAAATTTTCCGTTGTTAAAAAGAATATCCCACCCACGCTTACTCCTTCTGATATTATGCCGAACAGCCCGACGGGCTCATCTGTTTTTTGAAGCTTGATAACAAATTTTTCACCCTGTGCCTTTTGGATTATTTGAAACACATTGTTTTTGTAATTACTCCCAAATAAAAGCTTAAGCTCTCTTATTGCTTCTTTGTTTAGTCGCGCAAGGACATATTTAATTTCTTTGGGTGTTGTTACTTTTTCGCCGTACATTATCACCCAAATATTTTTCTGATGTTTTTTGTTTGGCTTGCATTCAGTGTCTGCCCCAATTGCTCGCCTTCCGTTAGTGTTAATCGTTGTTTTTTTGCCATTGATTCTTCTTTTTTTTCGGTTGTTTCCACGGGTTGTGCAATCGTTTCAATTTTTGGTTTTTTAAATACGCCCATTGCTTTATCCTCTTATGTTTTAATGCTGTTATTTGGTTATTTTTGCGCTACACGGTTTTACTTTGCTTGCTTTGCAAACCGCTAAACTTCGCCGCCAAAAATTGCGCGCTTGGTTTTTTGTTGCGAACTAAACAATGTATTACCCGTATTGCTGTCGTTTAAATAGTTGTAATTGTATACATTTTGCGCTTTATTTGCAGTATTCTGCGCGTTGGCGGCAGAGGTTGTTGCGTTTGCCGAAGAAGCGCTTTTGTTCTTGTGTTTTGATTTTGAATATTGATAGCCTGCAATTCCCGCCGCGGCTAAAGCCGCTAATGCCGCTAAAAACATGTTTTCCTCGCTTTCTTTTTTTAACTGTATCAAAGTCGTTGTTGCCAATTGCGACTAACCACCTCTATTTTGTGTGGATTTATGCCGAAATCAGTCGGTGTACCGGCGACCGGTGAAGCAAACGTTAAAGCAAAACCATCAGCAAAGTCAGTTGAATCAATTTCCGTCCCCTTGACGATGTTTGCCTTTTTATCCAAAGAGTATCTGCCGTTTGAATCAGAAACTTTTAAATCAGGAATTATTGATAAATCCCTTATAAGCTCATCAATGTACTCTTGGTCTTTTATAAAACATCCGCCCTCATCCATAAACCAATCGCGCATTTTATCATACATTTCCGCGCGCCTGTTTGCATATTTGGTGCTTTCATAGGCTTGCGAGCCGAACTGCACAAGTTCCAATAAATGTCCCGCGCCATGTTGGACTAAGATGTCATAAGTGCCAACTCCGTGCCCGTAATCAATAAACACTCTCGCGGGCTTAACTGCTTGAATTAACCTTAAAAGAATTCCCGCCAATCTTGTATTTTCCATCTTGTCAAACCTGTAAAACTTTTGTGCAACGCGGCCTTGACGTATCGCAATAACCGTCCTATCCGAACTTCTTGCCGGGTCAACGCCAATTAATATTGGCATGCTACCCCCTGTTAAACCTCGCGTATTTTTGCGCGCTTGCTCAAGGTATTGCGCCGGGATTAAGGAGTTATCATTTTTTAAAAATGCTTCCGCAAGGCTTGCGGGGTATTCTTGCTGAAATAAATGCTCGCGTTTTTTAAACTCGTTTTCAAGCTTATTCCTTCTCCAAGCAATCTGCCCCGCATTGAGATTGTATGTTTTTACAAGAAAATCTTCATACTCGTCATATTTAATCGGCTCAACAACTGTTTTTGAATATTCTTTATTTGCAAACCACGGATAAAAAATCGTTTGAAATTCCGACTTCTCTGACATCCCGAGGTTTGCCATTTCGTAAAAGTAAAGCCCGTCGCCCGTCGTACCGTTTGTTGTACTCTCTAAAAAAATTTCACTATCACTGTCTTCCGGAATTGTCTGTAAAATACCTGAAATAATTTCGCTTGCATTATTCCAAAATCCCACCTCTGAGCCGTGGAATAAATTGTTTGTCGTACCACGTCCGATAACATCAGCCCCCGCGGTTCCTACGCGAAGCAAACTGTCCGTTTCAAATTCCAACATTTTTGACGAATTTGATTTTAAGGGGACTTGAAAACATGCAGGCAACCCGTCATAATAGCGTTTTGCCATGGCAAAAATGCTTCCCGCGGTGTCGTGTTTATCGCCAAGAATAAACGCGTTCTTTGATTTTTCAAACAATACACGATGAAATAATCTTGCTTCAATGTATGTTGATAAACCTAATTGCCTTGCTTTAACGACGACGAACTTGCATGGTAAACCCTTTCTTTTACGGGTTATGATTTTATAGTGAAAATCAAGTTGTATATCGTTAAGCGTAAATAAGATTTTACCTTTTGTTTTTGATTTGATAAACAAAAAGTTTTTGGCAAAATAAGGCAAATCGTCTTTAAGTCTTTGCAAAAGTTTGATGTCAAGCTCTGCCATTTTGGCCTCAATTCAGCTTGTCGAGAACATCTGCCAAGCTTTCGGTTTTAACCTCATGCTTATCGACAAAGTGTCCTGCTAATTTTCCCTTAAGTTCAATCGCTTTTATTTCTTGATTGTAATTACCCTTGTCATTTCTTGCGCGGCTTTGCACTTCAGTTAACTCATCAAAACAATCCTTCGCAGAATATTTAATTTCATCCTCAAACACTTGCTGGATGTTGTTTTCAGCCCGTTCTATCCATGGGGATAGCTTAGGGTTTTTAAGCACTCTGCTTGCTTCAACGTTTATCGTTTCATCGGACATATTTTCACTGTTGTACGCATAGCGATATGCTTCGCTTGCATTATGTCCGTTAACGTAATAACGCAATATAAACGCCTGTTGTTTTTCGGTTAATTTTGGTAATTCGTTCATGGCTTTTTAAAAAAACGGGGGGGAATCCCCCCAAGATTAGGGATACAACTTTAAAAAAGCGCAGAGCCCGCATTAAATGGAACTAGGTGGAAATCCTTTAAGGTGGTATGAATTAAGAATATGGGCGGGATTCATCCCGCCGTAGTAAAAGCAATTAGGAGTTTTGCCGTACTATGCTTAAAAGTGGTATGTGCGAACAGGGATTCTCTGCCCCTTGAAATTACTGGAGTATTGTCTTATTTGGATTACTTTGCCGTGTTTGTTTTTGATTTCAACGTTTTGCCCGTATATCCAATCGTACAAAAATGTTGATTTTACGCCTTTAAAAACTTTTTTGATTCTTTTCTTTTCGCGGTATAACGCTTTAACTGCTTCAATTTTGGTCAAGTTGTTGCAAAAAATTTTGCCGTCATCCGTCCTCTTTTCTACCAATAGTGCAACATCGTCTTTGCAGTGCGGACATTTTCCCGCGTAAAGCTTTCTTGCTCCAAACCCCTTGATATCCTTTAAAAACCATATTTCCTCGCATTTTACCTCCTTATTGCAACATTTAAGCATAGCACACCTGCCTTTCTTCCTCAAAGTTCCCCAAGCTCCCGCCTAACTCTCGTTCCGGTGTTTTCTTTGAGAGAAAATCAAAAAATTTGAATCGAAATCGTCTGCAAGTCCGTTTTCGAATTTTTCAATTCACTCTCGCACTATGAACCATTATCAAAAAAAAATCAACCCTTGTTAAACAGTTTAACAACAAGTGATTTTGCCTTTAAACCGCTTCTCCGTAAACAAAAATTCATGTTTACATTTCGTTACAATTTTAAAATTTTTTTTTCTCCCCTAATAAGAAAGAAATTTTTAATTTATTAAAAATTTCTTTTGTTATGTTATGTTATGTTATGTTATGTATGGTATTACTACAATTTATACGCACGTATAATTTTTTTATACGAACGTATAATTTTTTTTATATGAAATTTATACACGCGTATAAAAATGTATGCAACTGAATACAATTTAAAAATTTGTAAAGCTAATAGTAGTATATAAAAATAACTAATAGTAGCCAGTTTATAAACAACTAATAGTATGCGTAAATAGACCTGTGTTATCTGTAGTTTTGACAACTACTAATCAAGCATTTTTTAAATTTTTTCCGCTTCTCTTTCGATTAATATTTCAGAAATTTTGCTTTTTAAAGTATTAATTTGTCGTTGTGTCAACATACAACCTTTATCAACTAATGTGCTTATTCTGACAAGCGTACTTGAAGGAAGCTCGCATGCTTTAATAATTTCACATTTTTTCTCGGATAAAAAATGCATCTATGGAAATATAGCTATCATATTCCAAAAGTGCACATTCTTTTTGTTCCAAAAAATACTCATGTTGTATTTGCTTCTTTTGGTATTAATCAATAATACGAGTTTTTCATCAAAATACAGCTGATATTTCTTTTTCGACGGTTCAATATCCGTTCTGTGGGAATAATAGACTGTGCCGGGTTTAATATCGTTCATTAAAACAGCATAAACCTTGAGTATTCTCTCAAATTATCCAAAACTTCCTCGTTATCAATCATTTCTTCCCAAAATATATCGGGGTTGTTTGATTCAGGTTCTCTATTTCGTGCCTTTTGCCAACAACCTTCCTCATGTGTTAAATCTCTCAAGTTGTTTGTACTATACTGTGAATATTGATTATAAGCATAGCTAAAAGCTTCAATGTCAGATTGCGATAATTCTGTTAAATCGGCTTCGCGCAGAGGGATTATGGCATTATGATTGATTTGAAAATCCCTTGATGAAAGTCTTATCATATCGTACAACTTGGATAATACGGGGCCTTTTTGCATTGCGACGTACCTGTCGCCCAATATCGGGCGACCGTATTTTTTGAGGTGATAAAGGTCGGCAAAGAATACAAATTTTAGCAGGCGCATTTTGCTTATCGCCTTGTCTTTGTTGGCAAAAAACAAAATTGCTTCCGTGGCTTTTTGCTTATTGAAACCAAATTTTATCCTTTTAGCATTTATGCTCATACCTCCATTATATCATGCATGGCAGGCTTTTCAAGGGGGAAACCCCGTAAAATGTAAGATTTTCGTATAAAATATTTTATACGAAATTTATACGTATGCATAATTTATGTATTTTATTTTTTATACAAATGAACACCGATAAAAAATACACCTGTTATGCCGTCAATAATTTTCCACAAATATTTATCAAAATAAATTGGTACAATCGGATTAAATAAAACCGCAATTATACAGAATGTTATAAATAAAAATATATCTTTATCTTTAAAACTTATGGCCATAAGTCCGGAACAAATTGTTACACACCAACGTAAAAGCTGATAATATCCATATCCGACATGCAAATCGGCAAACGCAGTTATTAAAAGAAGTATTGCTGTAATGATTAAAAAATTTTTCATTTTTACCGAATTAAATTATAGATTAATGTTACTATGCCTGCCGCAATTACACAAGTTAGATAATGCTTCCAATCTAATAAAGTTTCAAAGGTTCTATAAATCATCAAAAAACATCTTTCTTTTTTAGGCGCAGTTCCTGCTACAATATTCATTTCTGTAATGCTTCTTTGGCTTGTATGTGGTTTGTATCTTTCAATGTATGAAGCTGTCTGTTTCATAATTCCGTCATTAATTGATTCTAATAAGGCAAAAATTATAAATAATTTTAGAAAACTAAACGGCGGAAATGCAATACATAAAATAATGGAAATAATAAGTGGTAATTGTCCTAATAAAAAGCCTATAAATCCGTATATTAAAAACATTTTTACCTCTTTTCTTCTTCAGATTTATTTTTTAAAAAATCAAGACCAAATAAATTCTTGGAAACAAAATTTGCAATATTAAAAAATATTAGTACAACAAACCAAGCTCCTAAAACCCCTAAACTGCTTGCTAAAAAATCTTCCATTTTATTCCTTTCCACTCCTTACCTTTTTATATATAGAAAGGAGTAATTTTATGCAAATAAAAAACCTGTTAAAAGCTATATTAAATGCGCTTTTAAAAACGTACGAAAAAGAAAAAGCACTAAAATTATTTGAAGAAATAGTTAGGCTCATTTCTCAATAACTCCGTACTTTTTCATCACTTCAACAACCTTTTGTTCAAGTTCTTCGTTGCTTGTAGAAGGTTGTTGTTGATTAAACATACTTCCTTTTCCTGTAATTAGCCAGTTTAAATTAACGTCATATATCTCATACAAGCTAATTAAGACTTCGTAAGGAGGTTTTCTTTCGCCACGTTCGTAATTCACATAAGCACGAGGTGATATACCCAGTTTGAGTGCAAAATCATTTTGAACCAATAACGTTGATTTTCTAACTTTTACAAGGTTTTCTGCAATCATTTCTACTCCGTTTGTATGAAGTTTTGTAACATAATCCCAAATTGAGTTGCTTTTATTCTCAATTTGAGTATAATAGATTATGTTAGTTTATTTAACAGTTTAACTAACTAATAACATAAAAACACGAAAACGGCAAAATTTACCGTTTATTTCGTGCTGATTTTTGTACTCAAAACAGAGAGGCTAAAATGATGGATGAAAAGGTATTAAAATCAATAAGTTTTCCCCTAAAAATGCTTATCATTCTTGACAAATATGCAACGGAAAACGGCTTGTCGCGTGCGGATGTTGTCCGAAATGCATGTGATGAATTTGTTAAAAAATATAATTTGGACGAAGAATAAGACAAATACGGGAGTTAATAAAATGAGTGCAACAATTTTACAATTTCCGCTTCAAGGTTTTGTTCACAATCTCTTTGAAGCCGCAAAGAACAAGCAGGATGAAATAATAAAAGGGAAAACAAATTTTCTTTACCGCGAAGTGTACAAATATTTCTTGGATTCTTATTTAATGCGCACCGCAAAAGAAAATGTCCTTGACTTCCCTCCTTTTATGTATGAAACAGGCTTGGTGCTATGCGAAGAAGCAAGATATAAAACCGAAAGAGTCATGCTTAGAATTATTAAAGACGGAAGAATTAACCAATGCTACACAAAAAGAATTAAAGAACTACGCAAACAACAAAAAGGTTTTTAAATGGCAAATGGCGCTCCAGTAAAATTAACTAATCCGTGGTTTGAGCATGACGAGAACGCAAGTAATGACGGCAAGATTTTAAAAATGTTTTACGGCTTTCGCAAACTTGTAAAAACCCTAGATAACAAGGATTTACAAGGGCTTGCGGTTCTTGCCTCTTATGCTATATTTTGGCGAATTGTTGAATATATGCATGGTGATCCACTTGCGATTGACGAAGTAGCTGTTATTGCGGACGACCTTCGCATTGACCTGCGCTACGTCGAAATGGTTTTAAAAGACTTTGAGCTCTTCAGGGAGGAAAACGGATATTTTATTTCCGACAGAGTTCTTAAAAATCTTGAACGCAGAAAAGAAAAATCAAGAAAGAGTTCCGATGCAGTAAATGTTCGTTGGTTGCTTTATGAATTTAACACTGCATACAAAGAATTTTTCAATGAAGAACCGGTTCTTTCTTTGAAAGAAATAGCAAATCTTAAAAACTATGCTAAAAAAATTCCGGATTTAAAAGAAAAATTGCGTGATATACTCTACACGCTAAAGCATTTAAAATTCGACCCGCAAGTTAATTTTACCCCTTGCGCGAATTGGTTGCTCAAAGAAAATAACCTTGCCCGCCTCCTCAATGGCGAGTTTGGTAAATTACGTCATAAACAAACAGAAAAAGAATTAAAAGAAAAGCAACGCAAAGAAGCGGAAGCGGAAACAGAAAAAAATAAACCTTCTGAACTTGAAGAACGTTGTTTTTCTTGCTCCGGAAAAGAGGAAGCAATCGGAATTATAGAAGAATTTTACAAAGACAAGGCAAAACCAACTGTATATAGAAATAAGGTTATGGTGCTTCCAACGCTGCGTAGTCTAATGGAAAGATTTGATATTACAGATAAAGAGGTTGGCGAATTATGGCAAGACTAACCAAAATAATGAATACTGAAATCAAAAAATATCAAGGGCGTATTTACTATCTTGAAGAACGTTTTGACCAATACGGAAATATAAAAACACTAAGTATTGAACCTGCGACGTGGATATTTGACACAACTTGCTATGACCATTGCTTTTTTGAATTACATCACATGGTAAAGTTCACACACTACGAGCAAAATAAAAAATGGTATCAAGAACGCGGGCTTGAAAATTGCCTAATTTTAATCCGCAAAAAAATACACCAACATCTTGAAAACCCGATTCACGAATTACCAAATGAGGTTTTTTATAACACTTATAAAATCAACAAATGGAAACTTGTGTTTAACAAAGATGATTATTTCAAGGGCTTATTTCCGAAAGAATTATCTTCGAAAACCGAATTTGAATATGACGGCTGTTTTGACGATATTCGCGAGGATTTTTGTGCATGAGTAAGAATTTTGAAAAACAAAAGAATAAAAATAATGAAATCCTTGTTGTCTCAACCGTTATTTCGATAGAACAACAAAATATTCCCACGGGCGAAAACATCAAAAATGTTTTCTATCTTAAATCGGAGCAATACCCAAAAACAGGCAGAATGTGTATACTTTGGGGGGGATATACATTTCAAGCGGGCGATGAAGTTGTGTGTAAAGGGAGGATAGATGAACGGGGCGTATTCCTTGCCCGGTGGCTAACGGTTATCAAAAAAGCAGGAAGTAAAATTGAAAATAATGGTAAAGAATCATTCAACACTTTGAGGGAATTTAATAATAAATTTCCGACAAAAATGTACACTTGTTCGAGGTGTAAAAGCTTGGTTGCTAACCCTTACTATTGTACGGTTTGCAAAAATCAAAGTAATAATATTTTATTAACGCAAGATACTTATGCTTACACTATCAAGGAGAATAATACGGATGAAATGATATTCAAACCGATAGAACTGGAAAAGGAGAAGTAGAACATAAAATGAATTAACTTCCAATTAAAAGACATAAACACTCCTTCTTCTTCCGGCTGATAATGAGAGGTAACAAATGCAAAAAAATAAAGTGATAATAATAAAAATAGTACATTATAGACAAACTGAAAAATTATCGAATCGACAAAGAGAAATCATGGAATTAATCTGCCAGGGTCTAGATACGAATAAAATTGCAAAAAAACTAATAATAGCTCCCACAACTGTCAATACACACATTGATAATATCCTGGGTATCTTTTTTGCTAAAAACCGTGCTGAAGCAGTGGCGAAATATTTGGGATACGAGAAAGATAAATAATGATAACAAGAACTAATTTCGCAACTACAGTCGCAAATGAGGCACTCAAAAATCCGGAACTAGCTTTAGAGTTTATAGGTCTTATTGCTGATGAGTGCTCAAAGGTTGAGTTAATAAGAATACAGCAAAAATTTTTAAAATCAGTGAAAACAATACACAGTAAAAGGAGTTTGGAGAATTGAACCTTAAAATGAAATTTAAAAAATTATTAAAACTTGTTTTACTAAAATTTTACAAAATAGCATATAAAATCGAACTTTGGGCAGTGCGCAAATCAATATACAACGATTTTGACCTATACTGCGCGCGCTACAAATCAAAAATTATTGCAGGTTATAACAGGAGTAAAAATGAAATATATCGTTAACTCTTGGATTATTTCCGTTCGCGAAAATTCATCATTTCCGCTCACATGGGCGTATTCACGCCCGAAAAAATCCGCTAACTGCCCATCATTCAAAGGGCTGCCCTTTTTTCGCCTCGAAGGCGACTGTATGGCACAGAATCAAGCACCGAAAAAATGCAAAGATTGCCCGAATTGTTTTGTTAAACAGGCGATAGGCGATAATGAGGAGCTTTTTAAGCTTTTGGGCGGAGAGATAGCGAAGGGTGAAAACCAATGACAAAAACAGTATTTAGTGTAACAAAAAACGGAAAACCGCTTGACGAAAGTCTTTACATGTGGAACGAGGAAACAAAAACCTTTGCAAGCAGGGAAGACGCCCTTGTGTTGGATTTTAGCAGCATTAATTATTGTACGTTTGATACGGGGCATTATTGTACGTTTGATACGGGGCATTATTGCACGTTTGATACGGGGAGTAATTGCACGTTTAAAACGGGATATAATTGCACGTTTGATACGGGATATAATTGCACGTTTGATACTGGTAAAAACTCCGTCATTGTGCGTCGTGAGGTATTCGAGGTGATACAACCCAAAGCAGGAGAGGTTATCAAGCTATGTCCATGCGGTATTAGCGGATACATATCCAAAAAAGAAGGCGAAAATGCTTTCTACATGGACATCAACGGGGAGCGTGTCGAGCATATCATTGCTGACGGAATCCTCTCAAAAGTTGTAAAAAAACGGGGAAACGTCTATCACGTCATTAACCACGGCGAAGAGCAAGTGAGTTACCTTATCCAAGACGGCGAAATATATTCTCACGGCGCAACCCTTAAAGAGGCAAAAGAAAGTCTCAAATACAAAATATCAGACAGGGATACAACGCCGTACGAAGGTTTAACGCTTGAAAGCACTATTGACCTTACAACCGCGATTAAGATGTATCGGACAATCACGGGAGCTTGTGAAGCGGGTTGTAAATATTTTGTCGAACAAACGCTCCAAGGCGGTAAGCCCGAATACAGCGTTAAAGAGGTAATTGAGCTTACAAAAGGGCAATACAATCACAATTTACTTGTGAGGTTTTTTGGAGGGGGAGATGAAAGATAAACAGATAATAATAGATGGTGTAGATGTAAGTGGGTGCGATTTTTTAGGTGTTGAACTAACTAAAAAACGTATGTGTGCGTGTGATATGATAGATTTTTGCAACGAAGAACCTAACTGCTACTACAAGCAACTCAAACGCAAAGAGCAAGAATGCGAGGAGTTGAAGAAGAAATTAAAGCCAAAACTTAAAAATGCACATTGTACTTATTTTGAAGGTCAAACCGGTTTGTGCAAAGCAAAAGAATTTTCAAGATGTAATCCAATAGGTTGTAAGTTATATACGATAGATGAACTTTCAACAATTGTAGAGTTGCAACAACAACTCGACCAACTCGAAGCAGAGAATAAGGAATTGAAAGACAAGTTAAATTGTTGTTTTTGTAACCCATACGTTGAATTAAACGACAATGAAAAACAACGAAAATGTGTAGAAGTAACCGAATGTTTTAGACGGCAACTTGACCAACTCAAACAAACC